AGGTACTTGGAGAAAAGAATAGAGATCCTCGAATACAGATACTCAGAGGTCTGCGCTACATTAGAGAACGATATAATACCCCGTGTAGAGCGAACGCTTTCTCTCTTAGAAAAGGACACTACTAAATGATTACAGGAGTATCCCTTTTCGCTGGTGTTGGTGGCTTTGAAATAGCTATGAGAAACCACAATGTAAAAGTGGTGGCAAGTGTGGAGATAGATAAGAACTGTCAATCCGTACTACGCCGTCACTTCCCTGAGTCTAAGATATTTGATGATGTAACCCAAGTGAAAGGTAGTGATTTAGTTGAAGCAGGATTTGACCCAAGCGCAGGAATTATTACAGGAGGATTTCCCTGCCAAGACCTCAGCGTCGCTGGCAAGCGTGCTGGTTTGGCTGGCGCGAGAAGCGGGTTATTCTGGGAGATTGCCCGAATTGTGGAAGAAACGCAAACAGAATACTTCGTCCTCGAAAACGTCCCTGGTTTGTTATCAAGTAACAAAGGAGCAGATTTTGGAGTCGTCATCGGGACGATGGCCGACCTCGGGTACTCTGTTGCCTGGCGCGTGCTTGATGCTCAGCACTTCGGAGTACCCCAGAGAAGGCGCAGAGTCTTCATCGTTGGCAGACGTTCTGGAAACCCAACAGATCCTGCCAAAGTTTTATTTGAGCGCCAAAGCGTGCGAAGGAATACTTCGCAGAGCCAACAGACGGGGCAAGACGCTGCCTCCAGCACTACAAGAAGCTTTGGTCAAACAGGCTTCGCAAAGTACTCCGAAGGAGTAACAACTCTTACTGCTACCACATATAAAAGACCTGAAGATAATGTTGTGGTTCACCAAAAGTAGAAGGGCGCAGAATGATACTGACTACGAGACGTGGGTGGAAGGTGGAGTTATGCCAACGCTGAACTCCTTTGATAACGGAGATGTGAGAACTACTGTCATTATCTTTCACCCTCACTATCACGACGGAGCAAGAGTACAAGGAGATACAATGAACACTTTGACATCAAGAATGGGAACAGGTGGGAACAATGTATCTATGGTTGCCACTCTTGTTCGTATGAGAGAAGGTAAACCAGGTGGAGGTAAAGGGCCGCTACTATCGGAGGATAAGAGTTTGACTATCGCAACTAACAATGACCAGACTTTGTTTACTGAGTCGTCAGTACGACGCTTGACACCTAGAGAATGTGAAAGACTACAAGGCTTTCCTGATGATTGGACTGAAGGTCAGTCAGACTCGACAAGATACAAGCAAATGGGTAACGCTGTAGCTGTGCCTGTTGTTGATTGGATTATTGCTGGTATTGTTGATACACTCTAAACTGTAAAGCTCCGCAGTTCCTTATCCTTTCTGCGGGGCTTTTCTATTTGTCTGTTGAATAGAACCCTGATCCCCGAAAGGAGATAGGAGGAGAGGACCAGAGTCTATTCATCATTTCGCCGCAGTCAGAGCAGGAGGGGGTGCTTGCTTCGGCGTGGATTGAACGCTCAACGAAAGAGGTAATTGAGCAGTTCGGACACTTGTATTCGTAGATCATTGGTAAGGACTATCTCCACCGAGATTGTTCTGTAACTTACGAAGAGAACTTTGGCAACGCCTATCAGCGGTGGAGATAGCACATTCTAGGTATGAGGCTAACTCTTGGAGAGTAAGGTTCTCGTGGTATCTCTTGATGAGAATATCTTTGTCAATAATATCTAACTTCAAGTATGCCTTCTTGATGTCAATGAGTGTGGCGAGAAGGTTGCCACCTTCAGCAGGAGCAGACTGCTTCTTTGGTTGACCATCGTTGATAAGGTTCTGTGCCTGCTCTAGCACTGTGTTATCTACAACGGAGGCGATAACGTGAGGCAGGAGCTGAGCAATAACTACTGTGTCATAGAAGGCTTCATCTCCTGGTTTATATCCGCTACGGATAGCCTTCTCTTTACGAGCGTAGCGTTCACAATGGCGCTTCATCTGCCACGCAATACGCTTCTCGTTGATTACTTTCTGAATAGGATTCTCTTCATTGAGAAGTTCATCAAGATGAGCAACGCGTAAAACGTACCAAGCGTAACACTCTTGAGTAATATCTTCTCGATCCACATAGCCACGAAACCTACGGCAGATAGCAGTAGTAACGCTGGCTGTGATATCAGGTATTGAAGGATGTATATTACTCACTTTTTCTAGGCTTCCTGTTCCATTCTATCTTTAGATGAGCAGCATCAGCGCAAGCTCGTGCGTCTATGTGATAGACCAATTTATCGGTAGGATTTACTTTGTTACGCACGTCAATATACTTACCAGTCACAGGCTTAGAACATAACCCACAGAAAAGTATGTCCTTGTTGCTTCGCTGTAACTTAGTTGTCATTGGGTAACTCGGGCCACTTCTTGTCAAGCACCATAACTGCAATGGCAGAATAGTTCAACAAATCAATAAACGAATCTCGGAGGCTTTCGTTTGAGGGAGAGACTTTGCTATCAAGGAGGTTATTGATGCGAGCCACTTTGTCCCACATTCGCACTCGGAGTCCGTTGAGTGCTCCACCTGGACTGTGAGCGATGTTTTTCGGGCCATAATCGTGATGTTTGCGGATGAGCAGATTTCCAGCGGAGTCCAAGATGGACCAGACATCTCGAATGAAGTCATCATCTATCCTCTTGCGGGCATCGGCTGACAAGTTATAGTCCCAGCCTTGTAATCTATCGAGACTATTATCATCCCCATATCCATCAATAATCTGGCTGCCTCTTGGAGATCCTTTTTCTTGCTCACTCACTGTACTCCTCCTACTAGATTGGCTGTTGCGTCTTTACCATTTGCTAAGTAAAAATCTGTAATGTCCAATCCTGGTGGTAGTGTAACAATCTGCGAGTTACTTATCTCGCTCGCCACGCGGCGAGAGAACTCAGCTCCAGGATTAGTTCCATCTTCTTTGACATCATTGTCTCCGACAACATAAACAATATCAAAACCATTGAATAACTTCTGATAATAGGGCTTCCACGCCGCAACTCCAGGCACTCCTACTGCTGGTATCCCACAGTTAGCCTCCATTATTATCGCATCAAACTCACCTTCACAGATAACGATAGACTTGGTAGCAGATAGGGTAGCAACCACATTGAAGAGGTGACTCTTTTGTCCAACAGGTGCGCCATACTTAGGCTTGCCATCATCTAATCTTCTGAACTTGAAACCAACACACAAATCTAAAGCTGTGAAATATGGTATTGCAAGCCAACCCTCGTAGCCTTGATGTCCCTCTATCGGATCTGTGATAGTGCCAAGTCGAAACCTAGCAGCAGTCTGTTCAGATATTCCACGTCCTGCGAGGTAGCCTAGCGCCCTGTCGCTTATTGCCTGAGCGTAGTGGTGCGCCGCCTCCTGTAACAATTTCTCCTGCCCTTGCGAGAGCATCCTTGAACCCCACATTCTCTAATTCCATAATCACATTGACTGCATTGCCACCCTTGCCACAGGTGTGACAGTAGTACAAGTTGTTGTATGTATCTATGACTGCACTCTTACGAGTGTCATTGTGCATACAGCAACGCACTGAGATATTGCGTCCCTCTTTTACTTCTCCTCCGAAGTGTCTAACTACTTCTGCTATGGAGACTGCGTTTGCATCGGAGGAATCTTTGCCCCTCTTTTTACGAACCATCCTGGTCCAGTCTTGTGCTGGCATCCGCAATCTCCTTCACACTTCTCGTGGAAATCTATAGCCAAATCTAACTTACCAATAGTGTTGTGATGTCCTGCCCATTTACAGTTACTGCAGATCATTCTTCATCCTTACTAGAATTGTTATAGTCATTGAAAGCATTCAAGATATCTTTCATTGCTTCTTCTCTAGTTTGTTCTTTCTCTTCTACCTCAGTTGGTTCTTCAGGTAGCGGTGGTTCTGCTGCTTTCTTTTTCTTCTTTGGTTTCTCCACAGATTCTTCTACCTGTGGTTGTGGGTTATTCCAACCCTCACTACTTGTTATCTGTCCTTGTGGTACTGGCATTTGTTCTACCCATTTCTCTAGTGTTTGTATTACCCACGCATCTTCAATGCTACCTCTGCGTCGTTTGACTATGACGAAGGCTGGTGGGTTGACGGGTAGTCCACGAGCCTTCGCATAGTTGGCTGCCTCAGTCTGGGCTTCTGCCCAGAACTGCGGAAGATTGATTGACTTGCGATTTTTGCATTCCAGAATGTAGGTCTGACCTGCGATTATGGTGACGATGTCACCTTCATCATTGGCTCCAGCCTTAGCCAGACGCTCAGCAAAGTGTCCAAGTTTGCGTAAGTATTTCATTACATCCGTCTCAAACTTTGATCCCTTAGCCTTATTGTACGAACTCACAAAGCCCTCGCTAAGTTAGAGTTGTAAATCATTCTGCCGTAGGCATCGCTATCACCAATTTGGCAGGTGGCAAAGTTTACAAATAAACCAGCCCAATCCTTACCATCAACAGAGTGTTTGCCAAAGCGATTCTTGACGGCTGCAACCCGAAGCGTATGCTCAAATGGGTTGTAACCAAGAGTGAGTATCAGTGCAGGTAACTGACTTACCTTACCGTGGATTGCTCTACGGTGTGGCGGTTCAGTCATATTGCCATACTCGCTCTGTTCTGATACGTGATGCAGAACCATTACACAGGCATCGGTTTTACGAGCCATATCGTGTAGCTCAATCATTATCTGCCTTAGCCCTGACCATTCATTATCAGTTTCAGCGACCACATTCATCAGGTTATCTATGACTATTAGTTGTGGTGCTATGCCATAGAGTTCAATATATGCCTTGATTTCTGACTCGATATCATCGAGGTTTGGAGATGAATCAAAGACCCATTGAATATGTGATATGCCTTGCAACACTTCATCGTAGGCTTCAGGGTTGATAGAGATTTGATTCTCTACTGTCTGCTGAGTATGGCCTGCAAGATGAGCTGATGCTCGTAACATCACAGTAGCAGTATCGGTATCTGCGGAGAAAAACAAAGTAGGTACTTTAGCCTTGATAGCGTATACAAGAGAGAACATAGATTTTCCAGCGTTAGGTGCAGCGGCAACCATACACACTTGACCACGCCGAAACTTTATCTCTTTAGTTTCTAGATCTTTCCACACAGTAGGAAGCGGTGCAGCCGTTGACTGCACAGACTTCCAAGCGCGGTCTAATCTAAGCACTTTCCTCCCGTCGTATTACTTGTATCCTTAGCTTACGTCTTACTAGTTTTCTATTCGCCTCTGTAAGGCCACCCCAGATTCCGTAATGTTCGTTATAGATACCCCATTCTGCACACTCAACTTTATGGACACACTTGTCACATATACTTCGAGCGTAGACTGTTTCGGGAATGCTTCCTTGTCCAGGTTCTGGAAACCAGAAATCACCGCCTGACTGAGCGCAGAGAGGATCCTCGTATTCACGGGGTCCTCGCATTGGGTCATCGAACCCAGATTGTCTGACACTTGTCCGTTGCTCCCTTTGGAGCAGCGCACATATATCCCTTCCAAGGACCTTTAGCTCCTACACCTTCGCGGTATGCCATCTCACCGTGACGGCAGGTGTGACCACCTTGTGCTGATGATGCTGCCGCTACTGGCGCAGCACTACGTACGGGCGCAGCAGATGCAGAGCCTCCGAATGCCTGGCTAACGCTTCCAATAAGTGCGGAAAAGTCCTGCGCTGCAGTGAGCAACGCTTCTAATTCCTCCTTACTAGCAGCGTAAAGATTGATAAGAGTTCCATCTGGTGACTTGAAATTCACCTGGAACTTTGTTGATTCTGGTGCAGCCATTTACTTACCTCCGAGTTTCTTTATGGAAAGCCTTGTGCTTTCCTTGCCTTGCTTTGTCGGTACATAACCCAGTGCTTTCTCCACTGCTTCTTTATCTACCGTATTACTTTGACTCGTAGACCACTTGATCTCGTAGCCAGTTGAAGTAATTCCTGCGATGCCAAGTAGGGATTCTCTTAGCGATTCCTTCTTTGTTTCTAAAGCCTTTATCTCTTCATCAATCTGTGCATAGTGCAGAGCAGTCAGAGATTCTGCTCCGTCAATAGTTATATCTTCAGGTTTGGTAAGTCCTTTTTTTATACCAACGCATCCCATCTCACCAGAGGCATCATAGAATTTGCAGTAGCTTTTACAGTATGACTCGTGCCTTTCAGGGGCAGGAGCTTCCTGCGTAGTCCGAATCGCTTCTAACCAATTCAGGGCCTCTAGTGCGATGGCTTCGTCATAGGGTTCGCTGTGAACTAGGATGTCACGCTCATCCCCATCACGAGGTATGGCTACAAGGTTGACATTCTGGACCTTCCCCAAGCCAGACTTGCTAATCAGGTAACCATAAACTTGTACTTGCCAGCGTTGCTGTTCACTAGGAAAGTAAGAAAGATTCTTTACCTTCACAGTTTTCCAGTCAACGACATCCCCTGTCCCAGGAATGAAGCAATCAACGTGAGCCTTCATACCGCCAAACTCGACGGTCTTCTCCAGAAGAACTTCTTGATTGTCTGCAAGCGCGTTCTCTATTGCAGTATGTATGGCAGTTCCCATAATAGCTGCGAGTTTTACCTCGTTGTCATTGGTTTCAGGTTGACCATTCAACCGATACCAAACCTTACGACGACAGCCACCAAGTTCTGATGGACCTATCTGTACCTGCGTGGATCTACCACGCTTGTTCTCCTTCTCGTGGAGAGCTTTGATAAGTAATTCTTTTATGTCCACTGTTTACTTTCCCATCGAGTAATTGTGATGTTGAAGAATAACAGGTCTATCTGACAAATTCTAGCAAGCATCTCAAATGGTGTGTAATTGTATTCGTGGTAATAGTTGATACCAATGCCCCAGTTATACAAGTGGTTGGCATTGAAATAGATAGTCCAGTGGGACCAGTCTTTTCTCATTAGTACTCCCGTCGTTGAGTAACTAATTGAATCGGAGGACAGGTATTGATGTCAAGGATGCTGGCGATTTCAACGGCACGTCGGGCGTGTTGCTCTACATTACCATTAGTGAGACGACCCAGACGATCATAAAGATAACCAAGAGCATAAGCGCCGCCACTACCGATTCCATAAATCTTGTGGTCAGATTTGATAAACGATAAGTCCGTCGCGATATGGAATACATTCCCATCAAACGCGACAATGTAGTCGAATCCTGTGTCTTTATCTTTCGTCGCTTCATACGGGTCATATCCATTCTCTTTGAACGCCGTGAGTATTGACGGCATTACTTTCTTGCCCATCCACTGAATTGGGTCAGCTCCCTTGTACACAGGCGGAGTCCAGTTATAGGCAAGGATATCACCAGGCCTGGCATCACCTACCAGTCCTAGTAGATACTTACCGACGTGAATTATTTTCGGAGTGGAACTACTAACAGTCCTCAAGTTATCTTCAGTTATCTGAGAATCTGCAGCAATCACTGCCCTGTCATCTAGTTCTACAGCTACCAGTGTTGTCATAACAGAGAATCATACTCCTATCGGCGTGTCGTCGCGTTAGCGACACACCAGTTCATTACAATATGAGCCGTAGGCGAATAACAGAGTGGCCCTCACGGGCCTGTAGAAGTGAGGCAGACAGATGGTTCTCCGTCTACTTCGCCTGTGGAAAAACAGGAACACTCTACCACCTATCCAAGCCTCTGACCTACGCTCTGTAGGTCCGACACACAAGTGTGTCTGTGGCTGTAGCGTCTTCAATACCTATGTCCAGTTTGAGAACTATGATATAGTTTGGTATGCCCTTGATGTGCAATGTGCTAACTGTGGCAACTTACTCAAAGCTCCTTGCCCAATAGATAATCCAGAGAACCAATGAACATTCCCCTGACAGAAGAAGATCGACTATTAGCCGAGGAACTGTCAGAGAGAACCTATCAACGATACAAAGATGTCAGCGGTCACTACCGTAACCTTCGTTCATCACACTCCATTGGTAGGTACGGTGAGATAGCTGCCAATAAATACTTCAAGAATATGGGCATTGAATGCAGCCCTCATTACCTCAATCCCGATGAAGATAATCTATGTGACATCACAGCAGATGGTGTGCGTTGGGATATCAAGACTTGGAACACAAAGTTTTGGCAGGTCTGGGGTAGGGCAGTATCAAGCAAGCAGCTACCTTTCTTAGAGAAGAAAGCAGATGCCATTCTATGGGCTTCTGTTGACCCTCTCAGCCCCTCTGAAGTTACTCTCTATGGTTGGAACTATGTATCTGATATCAAAGACTTTACGCCTG